GCAGGTGTGTCAATAGGTGCACTAGTGCTTAAATCTCTCCAATAACGATAAGCAAATAAGACGTTAAGTCTATGGGTCTGATTGGTAGAGGTATGATTTAAGTCTAACAAGTTTATATTTCTTGGGAATGCATCAATCAATTCAACTTCATGGGTAGCCATATCTTGTTCATCTAATTGACGAATTACTACCGTGCCTTTGTAATCATTTAACCATCCTACAGTATAGGCATCTTTATCTACAACTTTATGCATCCAGTCATTGAAAAATCTTTTAACCTTCATCTCTCTATCAATATGAAACACAATAGATGTACCTTCACCACCATAATCACTGGTAATAGGTTTTTGATACGCAGGTCCAAATATTTTAAAAGGTTTAGTTTGGATGTTTAAAAGGGGAAATGAAGCTTGTTCAGCTAATAAACTAACTAATTCCGACCCTTGTCTTAAAGATATAGGTGGTATAATTTTAATTTCAAACCGGTTAGTTCTAGCTAAACCAGTAGCTAAAACTGTCGCTCTAAAATCTGAAACACTAAAATGAGCTTTCTTTGTCATTAATATTTTTTCCTTGTCTCGCGCCAAGCTGTCTCTTTACTTGCACCGACAAATCTTTCTACCGGTAGCTGGGACGCAGTTATCCAATCTGGATAATTTATTTTTAAGAATCTAGACTCTACATGTTCATAAAGATAATGCTTGACGCAAGCTCTTGCAGGGGCGAACTTAGCAGCTGAATCTACTATTTGCCAATTAATACGCACCTTAGAGTTTTCATCAATTTTCTCGCTAGTAACATAATCATGCATAGCTCCAAGTATCTTAAATCTAACCATGTATGGTAAGTAATGCAAATTTAAACCATAAAATCCATTATCAACTTTTCTAAAAGCTAATATAAGTGGAAACCTATCCCAAAATGGCAGAGTATCTTTATATTTCGCATCATAGAAAAACATATACATGTTCCCCGGTATGATTTGAGAAACAAGATTGTTATTACCAGACATTAAATTCTCAGGGCGAGTACTCGCAAGAGTTTTAAGATTCTCGCGATACCATCTTAGAGATCGATCTAGCTGCTTGTTTCCTGCTGCTAGTCTTATATTTTCGAACGGATTAGCCATACGAATATTTATCTCAGTCTAGACCAAGGTCTTTTTCAGTCAAAACTAAAAACTTCATACCTCTATCTTGGCAATATTCGTTAGCGGCTTTCCATTTAGCTTGGTTAGTACCGTAGTTGAATACTTCTTCTATAAAACGTTTAGTTTTACGTTTAGGGATTTCTGGGGGTTTTGTGAATTTTTCCGGTTTAATTTCTATTAAATATTTGGTTATCTTGTTGCTGCTATCTTTTATTTTTACATAAAAGTCAACAAAGTAACGATGTACCTTATTATCAACAGGTGATTTATAAGGTATAATCATGGTTTCTGACCCCCATTCAACTATAGCACTATTATGATCGCAATACTTCATGAATCGTAATTCCCATGAAGACCGGTAAATTACGTTATGAATATCGCCTTTGTATTTGGAAGGGTTAGAAATACGATAAAACCCCTTGTAAGTTGATTGGTACATGTGGGATAAATATAGCATCAAGTCTACTATTTATTAAGAAAATGCCAGCACAAGATAAGCCTCAACCTCCGTCAGCGCAGGTTTCTCAACTAAAACCTGGTAATGATACCAGTACAGGTAAAAATAGGTTCCAGGTCGGCCCTATTTTTCAATACCCTGTAGATCTTAATAATAATGAACTTAAGCATTACATAACCTTCGAGCTAATCGGTAGAGGTAAATCTGCCACTACTAAAGGATCCAAAAATCTTCAACAAGTTAAAGCTAATCCAGACAATGCTAACTTAACAGACGAACAGCGATCAGGGCTTGGAACTGCTGCTATAGGTGCAGGGGCTATAGGGGCGGGTGTAGGTGCTTATGCTGCAACCGGGGTAATTAAATCTTTAGTAGAAAAAATCAGAGGGTCAGTTAATAAAACTGGGGCACAATCTCTTAAAGCAGAGAAGACCGCTGCAGTGGTTGGTACATTAGCTGTTGGTGGGGGAATGATCGCATCCGATCTTTTAAAACCAGATACAAAATACCGTTTAAAAGAGGTTATTGCTCTTTATGTAGATGGACCTCCGACCGTTCGATATGGTATGAATTATACTAACAAAGAACTAGGAAGTTTAGCTGGATTATTAGGTGGTGCAGCTAGTATTACCGATACAATTAATACACTTACTAGTTCTGAGTCAGCAGCTGCTTTTGGTCTTCAAGCTGCTAAACTACCTGGCATGTTTTCAGGGGTAGATATATCTACAGCAGCTCAAAAAACAGCGGGCGTTGCTCTTAATCCCTTTAAAGAAGTTATTTTTGAATCTGTTGATTTTAGAACCTTTCAATTTAAGTATAGATTTTTTCCAAGAAGCCCTGAAGAATCGAGACGGGTAAAAGATATTATTAGTTTATTTAAATATCACATGCACCCGGAAATGTCGGAAAATAAATTGTTTTTTATTTACCCTTCTGAGTTCGTTATTACCTATTATTATAATAATCAAAAAAATAATTATTTCCACCGATTTGCTAATTGTGTACTAGAAACTATGGATGTAAGTTATGGTGGAGAGCAATTCTCTTCTTTTAGTGATGGAAGTCCAACCGAAGTAAATATGAGTCTTACTTTCCGTGAAACTGAACTTCTAACCAAGAAGATGATCGATCAGGGGTACTAATGTATTTTGAAACATTACCAAAAACTTATTATTCTTTAGATGACGGTGAATCAACGCAAATTATTACCAATATATTTTTGCGTTACGTTTTTTCTGAAGAAGTAAAAAACAATTTAACTTTGTACGAGCTTTATGATATAGTAGATGGTGACACTCCTGAAATAGTTTCAGATAAGTTCTATAATAGACCTGACTACCATTGGGTAATTTTACATTTGAATGAAATAATTGACCCAAGGTTTGGATGGCCGCTATCGACTTATAATCTTCAAAAATATTGCGAAGGTAAATACGCTAATATAAATGCTATTCATCATTATGAAAATTCAGATGGATTTATTGTTAATTCTAATGCCCCTGGTGCAATACCTATTTCAAACTTTCAACATGAGGAAAGATTAAATGAAGCTAAAAGAACAATAAAAATTCTAAAACCGGTTTATTTAAGAACAGTCATAGATAATTTCCAAACTTCTTTAGGTCGTTTGAATGGTTGATAGAATACAAAAAGCCGGTGCAGTAGATATAAAAAAAATTACTCTTATATCTATCGAAGGTATTATAATAGATCTAAAAGAATTTTTAGTAGAATTAAATATCTACGAAGATCTTTTTGCACCTTGTATGAAAGGTGAAATACTCTTATCTGATAGCCGTAACTTATTTGAATTAGCAGGATTAGTAGGTGAAGAGCTTATTAATGTAGAATTTATTACACCATCTTTTCAAGATCCGATACGAAAAACTTTTAGAGTTTATAAAATATCTGATCGAACTATTGTAAAGGACAATAACACTCAGCTGTTTACAATGCATTTTGCATCTATAGAATTATTTTACGATATTAATTTACCATTATATCGTGCATTTGAAGGTGAAATTGATCAAGTTGCTGCTGATATCTTTGCTGATTATATTGCTACGAGTAGAGACTACGCTGTAAACGAGACGGATAAATCTATTACTGAGCAAGAACATATTACTCCATTAGTGGTTTTAAATGGGACTGCTAATAAAGTAAAATTTGTTTCCCCTGGCTGGACACCTTTTAAATGTATGAGTTGGCTTGCTAGTAAAGCGATACCTAAAGAAGGTAAAGCTAAAAACTTTCTATTTTTTGAATCTAATAAATCGTTTTATTTTGGTTCCTTAGAATACGTATTTAAAGAAACACTACAAAACGATACTACTATTGGTAAGTATTTTAAATCAGCCTCTAATATTAAAGACGGTGATCTAGACTCCGCTTCTTATTTAAATAGAGAATATTTTATTGCTAAAGATATTACCTTTGTAGACACTACAGATCATATTAAAAATTACACAAATGGTTACTTAGCCAATAGGTTATTTCATTTAGATGTGTTTAATAAAACGTATGAGGTAGTAGATTATGATTATGTTGAAGAATATAAAAATCAATGGCATACAGGTGGTTTTGGAGAATACGCCATCCCTATTTTCACCACTGAATCATTAAGAAACTTTGCTTCACATACTTCCTTCTATCCAAAGAATCCTAAATTATTTGATAACTTTACGGATAATGTAAATGAAAAGATGAATGAGATTTATGGTAATCGTAGGTCAAGTATGTTAGACTTAACTAATCTTAAAGTTCATATTACCGTACCCGGTCGTACTGATGTAGAAGTAGGCAAGATGTTATATCTTTCTTATCCTAAATTAGGTGGTAAAGATGATGAAGATGTAGCTAATCATAACTTAGAAGATCCACTCTACTCTGGTTATTATTTAATTACTGCTATTAGACATAAATTAAACTTTAATGATCATTCTATGACATTTGAATGTGTTAAAGACTCGTTATATGTAGAACCACGATGAATAAGATTTTTAATAAAGATGGATTTAACTGGTGGATCGGTGTAGTAGAGGACCGTGAAGATCCTGAAAAAATGGGTAGATGTAAAGTACGTATTTTTGGCTACCATTCTGAAATAAAAGAATTTTTACCTACAAAAGATCTACCTTGGGCTATTCCGATACAACCTATAACTTCTGCCGCTACTTCCGGTAAAGGCTCTTCACCACTAGGACCTGTAGAGGGTTCATGGGTACTAGGGTTCTTTTTAGATGGTGAGGACATGCAACAACCAGCTATGCTAGGTACGGTTGCTGCTAAAACAATAGCTGCAGGATTTTCTGAATCACCAGAAGTACCGGATACTACTAATCCAAATGATGGTGTTGTTAAAGATCCTGATGGTAATCCTGCTATTGATTCTGATGGTAATCCTGTTAAGGCAGGTACCCCTTCTGTAGACGGTTGGAAGTTAGGTCAAACATCAGAAAAGTATGAAGTAGGTAGAGGTGGGCCAGGTACAATTAATGACTATAATGGAGCGGCGGCAGGTGATTTTGGTGGTGCATCTTATGGTATCTACCAGATGTATTCTGGGTTACCAATAACAAGCCCTAGATTAAATAAGCCTAGAGATGGTTCTGGTGGTACTGTAAAAGCATATGTAAATTCCCCGGGTTGTAAATTTCGTTCTAAGTTTCAAGGTCTTTCTCCTGCAACATCCGCATTTGATGCTGCATGGAGAGATTGTGCTAAGGATGCAGCAGGATTTAGAGAAGATCAACATGATTATATTGAACGAACCATATATGATCCAGCAGTGGCTACATTAAAGAGACTTCAATTTGTAGATGCAGATAAGTATGGCCCAGCTGTTAAGGATCTTATTTGGTCTACAGCAGTTCAATTAGGACCAGGCAGAATAGATGATGCATTTAGAGTTTTAGCTAACAAGAGTGTATTAACAGAAAAAGAGATAGTAGATCTGGTTACACAACATAAAATTAACTTAATACCAAAATTTTTCGCAAGAAGTAGTCAATCTGTTCAACAAAGTATTGTTAACAGATATCAAAGCGAGAGAGCTGATCTTCTTAAATTAATTAAAACATGAATCCGTTATTAAAAAATCAGTTAAAAGGTCAATTTGAGAATCAAATTTTTAATGCTATTAATAGCGCAGGTACCAGACTGCCTAATGATACGCTTAGAAAAATTGCATCTAGAGTTGCAGAAACCGTTACAGTACAAACTATTAGTTTAACTGATAAGGGAGTAAATAAGAACATTAATGAAATACCTAGAAATATTCTAGGACCTTATAATCCTGTTAATATAACTACAGGTAATTTAGGATCTACAGGTCTATCTAATAATTTAAATAATGTTTTAGGTACGCAAGTTTCCGCTCAAATCTCTAATCTTTTAATTAATACTTTGACCAAAGAATTACGTACCGTATTACCTGCTGATAGATTGGGAATAATTAACTTTAATGGTATAATTAATCAGGTTATTCAAAGTGTGACCCCCTCCATAGGCTCAGGGGTAACAGCTGCTATTACTAATGCTGCAGAGGCTATATTCGGAAAAGGGTTTAGAACACCTCAAACCGTTCCTAATCCTTTAAGTCTACTTTCCGGGGTTCTAAACCCTTTGCAAGGCATTGCTAATTCTAATAAAGCATTTGCTTCCAGTATTGCTAATAAAGGTCTTAGTGATGCTTCAAAGTTTAATGTAAACTCAGCAAGTAATAAAGAAAAACTAGCTGTAACTAAAAAAGGGTTCACCGATCCAACTGCAACGTATCCAACTAAGGAGTATGCTAAAGGTTCTGAAACGAATAAATTAGCCCAGGGGGATATTAGAGGTACGATAGTTCAAACAAAAAATGATGAGAGACTAATAGGAGCTCCTTTACCAAATGGTGGTTCTTGGGAGCAACCTGTATCCCCATTCAAAGGTGTTTATCCATATAATAAAGTAAATGAAACAGAGTCAGGCCATATTATTGAAATGGATGATTCACCTGGAGCCGAAAGACTACACGTATATCATAAGTCAGGTACATTTGTAGAAATTGATGCTACAGGTTCTATGGTAAGAAGAATCAAAGGCACATCTTACGATATTATAGATAAGAATGGTAAGATCTTTATACAAGGTACTGCAGACGTTTCAGTAAAAGGTGCTATTAACATATTCGTAGCTCAAGATGCTACTATTGAAGTTCAGGGCAATACTAACCTTACTGTTACACAAGACATTAATGCCAGGGCTGGTGGTAACGTAAATCTATCTGCTTTGGAAAATTTAAATTTAGCTTCTGCCAATGTATATATTGAAGCATTTGAAAAGATGCATTTAAAGTCAAATATTATTCTTAACATGCATGTATCTAATGTATTGACTTTAAGATCAAACGTTGATACCTTTATTCAATCTAATGTATTGTATCAAAATACAACCAATAGCTATCACCAGACATTAGAAAACTCCTATGATAAGCACGGTAAATCTAAATTTATTCAGTCATCAGAAAATATACATGTAAAGAGTACAGGCACTTACAATACTCAATCTGGTGGTGTAATGAACTTTAAGTCCGGTAGCACTTACAACATGCAGTCCAGTAGTGCAATGAACTTAAAAGCAGGTGGTAATATTAATGAAGACGGTTCGGCAATTTATTTAAATTCAGGTACAGCTGGTACAGCAAGTAATGCAACTGATTCAAGAAATAGCCGTTCAGCTAATATTGCTGATCCATCTTTAGCGGGTACGTTTAATCCGCAGCGTTTTAATAATGCACCGAACGAGCAGGGGTCAGTAGCTCCGTTAGTACCAACAGAGGTAATTATTGAAGACCCAGTACCTGTGACATTAGTAGACTCCTATGCTTTAAGACTGGAAGAGGAAGTACAAGGAAATTCCGCAAAAGAGATTGCAAAACAAAAAGATTTAATTGTATTGTCAGGGTTTAGTTCACCGGAAGAATTTGATAGAAAACCTATTGTGCTGGAAAACGAAAATGTATCCTCAGAACAGGGTACTGTTATTTCTGCTAGTAACAGTTTAAAAACCGCCACCGTACTACCAGGTAATTATAACCTATCTACACATTTTACAGTAGAGCAATTATCCAATAAGGCTGTACTATCTAAAGACATAATTAAAACAACCGCTGATGCTAAGTACGGTACAATTGTATATAATCTAAGTGCTACTGCCTTAAATATATTAGAACCTGCATTAATTGTCTACCCTGATTTAGTTGTTGTATCTGGATATAGAACTAAACAGAATTCTTCACCCACATCACAACACCCTCTAGGAAGAGCTGTAGATATACAGTTTAATGGTTTACCAAGAGAAGATTATTATGAGCGTGCAAGACAACTAGCAAGGGTTTTAAATTACGATCAGTTTATTTTAGAATATTGTAGCTATACTAAAACCCCTTGGATACATATTTCTTTCTTAGGCCCAAATAACAGAAAGCAAGTAATGACTTTTTGGAATAATAAGAAATATGGTAACGGGCTTTATAATTTAAAATAATGGCACATGAATTCGTTATAAAAAGAAATGGTAAGTTAGAAACATATCATAACTATGAGGACATACCAGAAGACTTTCAGCATGTCATAAAGTTTATACCTGAAATACCTGATGGTCCTCATAGTGACGAACAGCATGAGGAAATAGAAGCGTGGCAAGGCAAGTTTCAAAGATTACTAGAAATAGAATATAAAAATGCCAACAAGTAATCCGCTAGCTTATGCAGTGCA